TCACGGCGGAGCGTAGCGCAGCCCGGTTAGCGCACCAGTCTGGGGGACTGGGGGTCGGAGGTTCAAATCCTCTCGCTCCGACCATTTTACCCCTGAAAATCAAGCTCTTTCGCACACCGCGCCGCAAACCACTGACGGCAAAAACGGAACGGAAGGGCTACAAGGTGCTGAGATCGGCACCGATAGTCCCGAAATAGTCCCGAACGATGTTCGGCAGACGTTCGCTGGGCTGCTGATTTCGCCAACACCAAGCACCCCCATCGCGGCAATGTTGCAAGAACACTTTGCTCATGGCGGGACCACGGCAGAAGGCGTGCGGCTGATCGAGATGCTTGAGTGCGCGGGCGCTCGGGCAGTCACGACAAAATCGCCTCTCAAGGAATCGGCCGGACGCGGATCACGCCTGCCGGCTGACTGGCAGCCTTCACCCTCGGAAGAGGCGTTCGCGCTCGGGCGCGGCATGCCGCAAGCCCGCGTGAGCACTGAGGCTGAGAAATTCCGCAACTACTGGATTGCGAAAAGTGGCGCTGGGGCAACCAAGCGCGATTGGAGTGCGACGTGGCGTAACTGGATCATCAACGCAATGGAGCGAGGCTATGGGCCTGCCAGCTATCAGGGCCATCGGCCCGGAACGAATTCCACTCCCCGACGTGCGCCGACTGGATCGGATGCCATCCTTGCCGGCATGGGTCGCCTGGCGCGTCGGATCGATGAAAGAAGAGGAACAGAGGTCGGAGGCGGACGGCAAGTTTCGGATGCTCCCTACGCTCCCCGCGAGCTTGATCTTGAACACCGCCGAACGCGCTGAGATCGAACGCCACGCTACGGCGCTGGATGAGCTTTGTATTCAGACGCCGGCCGAAGCCGACAAATGGGAAGGCGCAACGCTGATCATCATCACGAAGATGATGCTCGCGCTGCCATCATCACAGCAAAACGAAGCTGGTGCGGAAGCGACCGGCGAAGCGTTTCAGGCTGCGCTTGATGACATTCCGACGTGGGCCGTCGCTGCTGCGGTACGCCGATGGTATCGCGGGGAATGCGGCGAGAACGAGCGCGGTCAACCCTATGACTATCACTGGCGCCCGGCGCCTGCGGAACTGAGAAGCATTGCGCTTGTCGAGAAATGGCGGGTGAAGCAACGCGTCGAAACCTTGCGCAAGCTCCTCACCGCCGAACCATTGATCGAATTCGATACTGCGCATTGCGAACAAATGAGCGCGCGGTTGGCAACTGTGATCCCAAGGGCCGCGCGCATGTAAGGCGCTGATCCTTTCGTGAGTGTGTGCGTTGCGATCCCCGCTGGTCGGCAAAGACGGCAGCGGCGGGGCGGCGAGCGAAGGCGCGCCGACTGCAAACTGTGGGTACTGATCAAACGCAAAGCCCGGTCCGAAAGGCGCGAGGGCGATCAGCGGTGATGTGGATATCATCGGAAGTAGGCGCTGACGAAGGCGGCACCGCTGCCAGCCTTCGGCCCAAGCGGCGGCGCGGCTCCGGCTGGCAAGACCGTACGGGCATAGGAACGCCCTGGCGCGCAAGCGTCGGGGTGTTCGTCCTATGCCCGCACAGCAACGCCCACCAACTGGCATGAACCTAACAAGAAAGAGGGATAGTGATCGCGGATAGGGCCACCCCCGCAAGGCCGAAAACGGTTCCGCGCCGGAACAGTTTTCCAGAGTGACCTTGAAAGAGGCTGGCGAAATTAGCCAGTTGAGCGGGCGCAAAAGCGAAACATGTTTCGTATTTGTAACCCGGGGGCCATCGAGACTTTCGGCCTTGGGGGCGCGGACCGTGAGGGGCCACCGCGCGAGATGCGGTCGAATAGAGAACCCTTTTTGTCGCCCTTAAATGTTTGCAGTTGCTCGCAGTTGCTTTCAGTCTGTCGCTTTTTTCTAGCGTGGTTTTCCCGAACGGCTTTAGCGTCGTGATGGGATAAAATCATGCTCGGCAGGTTTTTAAAATTATTCGAACGCAAGAGCGCCAATGGCTACGCGGCGCTACTGGGTGTAGGCGCGGCGACGGCGGCGAACATTGCGGTGACGCCCGAGCGGGCGCTGAAATGCGCGCCTGTCTATCGCGGCGTGAGCGTGCGATGCGAGGTGCTGGGCTCTCTGCCGCTGCATCTCTATGAGCGCCGCGATGATGGCGGCAAGGATCGCGCCACGAATCACCCGCTCTACCGGCTTATCCACGATCGTCCGAATCCGTGGACCAGCGCCGCCGAATTCGTAATGCAGCTCGAACAGGACGGCATCACCGATGGCGGCGGTTATGCGCTCGCCAACCGCGCCGGCGACAAAATCGTTGAGCTGATCCGCCTGCCGCCGCGATCGGTATGCGTCGAACTGGACGATAAAACTCTTGAGCCGAAATACCAAGTGACGCTCAAGAACGGCACGAAAAAGACCTATCCCTGGCAAGACATTTTGCACGTCCCGGTGCTTGGCAATCTCGCGCCGATCAAGCAAGCGCGCGAAGCGATTGGGCTTTGCCTGGCGATGGAACTGCACGCGGGCCTATTGTTCGGCAACGGCGCGCGGCCAAGCGGCATCCTAAAATACAAAGGCGCACTCACGCAAGTGAGCGCGGAGCGCTTGAAGCATTCGTGGTCGCAAGGGCACGCGGGTGCGGCCAGCGGGCGGACCGCGATCCTCGAAAACGGAATTGAATTTGATCCGCTCACCTTCAACTCTGTCGATCTGCAATTCCAAGAATTGCGCATGTTCCAGGTGATCGAGATCGCCCGCGCGCTCGGCGTGCCGCCTTCGCTGTTGTTCGATTATGGCCGCGCGACCTGGGGCAATGCCGAGCAAATGGCGCAATCGTTTTTGAGCTTCACCATCCTGCCGCGGCTGAAACTCTGGCAAGGCGCGGTGTCGCGGTTGTTGCCGGCGGATGAACAAGAAAAATACGTGCCGGAATTTCTGGTTGACGAATTGGTCAAGGCCGAGATCGCTGCGCGCTTCGAAGCCTACGCCAAGGCGATCACCAATGGCGTGCTCAATCCGAACGAAGCGCGCGCCATGGAAAACCGCCCGCCCTACGCCGGCGGCGAACAATTCCGCGTGCCGATGAATACTGAAACGCCGGGTTCGCCCGCTGCGGCGAACCCACGCGCGCAAGCAAAGCCAAGGATCGCCGCATGAAAAACGAATTTGGCTTTGCGCGCGATTTCGACGTCAAGGCTGTGTCCGATCAAGGCGAGTTCACCGGCTATGCCGCGGTCTTCAACAACGAAGACATGGGGCACGATGTGATCTTGCCCGATGCCTTTACCAAATCATTGCAGCGGCGGCCGGCCAGCAAAATCAAAATGCTATTTCAGCATGATCCTTCCGCGCCAATCGGCATTTGGCTTGATCTGGCGCAAGATCCGAAGGGATTGCGCGCCAAAGGCAAACTGATTCTAGAAACCGTCAAGGGCGCGGAGACTTACGCGCTGATGCGCGCGGGCGCGCTCGACGGGCTCTCGATCGGCTTCCGCACCGTCAAGGATCGCTTCGACCGTGCGAAGGGCATCCGCTACCTCGAAGAACTCGACGTTCCCGAAATTTCGATCGTGACCTTTCCCTTAAATCCGCGCGCAACGATCGCCACCGTGAAAAGCCATAATGCCGAGCGCGCGCGGGCGCTCGTGCAGGCCATTGCAAGGGCCAAGGAGGCCCTAATTACATGAAACATTACAGCCCGCTCGAATTCAAAAATGAAGACAACGGCGGCGACCATGAACCCGATCCCGTGAAGGCGATCGAGGAATTGCAGGCCGCGCTTGCCGGCAAGATGGACGCATTCAGCCATGAGCTGAAAAAGGTCAACGATAAGGTGGACGCCGACATTGCCAAGCGCAATCGGCCTGGCACCGAAACCAAATCGCAAAGCGAAGAAATCGAGCGCAAGGCGTTCGAATTGTTCCTGCGCAAGGGCAAGGAAGCGCTCGGCGCCGAGGAAGTGAAGTCGCTGCGCGTGTCGGATGACACCGCCGGCGGCTATCTGGCACCTCCCGAGTTTTCGACTGAGGTCGACAAGAACATCGTGCAGTTTTCTCCCGTCCGCCAAGCGGCGCGCGTCGGGCGGACAGCAAGCGGATCGGTGATCATTCCCAAGCGCACCGGCCGTCCGACCGGCGGTTGGGTTGGCGAAATCGAAACGCGCCCCGGCACCGAATCGACCTACGGCCAGGCGGAAATTCCGATTGATGAATTCGCTTGCTACGTCGACGTGAGCAACAAGCTCCTGGAAGACGCCGCGGTCGACGTGGCGGCCGAGGTTGCATTCGATCTCGCCGAAGAATTCGGACGCGGCGAAGGCGCTGCTTTCGTCTCCGGCAATGGCGTCAAGAAACCGCTCGGATTTATGAGCGATACCAATCTATCCTACACGCCGGGCACCGATGCCAGCGCGATCAAACTCGACGGCATGATTGACCTATTCTACGCGCTTGCGCCGTTCTACCGGCAGCGCGCGGTGTGGATGCTCAACGGCACATCGCTGGCCGCAATCCGCAAGCTCAAGGACGGCCAAGGCCAATATCTCTGGCAGCCTCCTATTACCGCAGGGCAACCCGACACGATCTTGGGCCGGCCGGTAGTCGAGGCGGTCGACATGCCCGATATCGCGAGCAATGCCTATCCGGTCGTGTTGGGCGACTTTGCCAGCGGATTCCGCATTTACGACCGCATATCGATGTCGCTCTTGCGCGATCCCTACTCGCAAGCGACCAGCGGATTGACGCGCTTCCATGCCCGCCGCCGCGTCGGCGGACGCGTGGTGCGCGCCGAGGCCATCCGCAAGCTGAAAATCGCCACGAGCTAACCAATTCTCTGGCGGGGTGAAAATTACCCCGCCAGAGCAACCCCTTTCATTCGGAGAATTATTCAATGCGCGACCAAGCCAACAACCTTCAAATCAAACGGGTGATCAGTCCCGTTTCAGTCAGCGACACCACCGCCCAAGTCGGGCAGATCATCGACCGGCTCGGCTACGAAAGTCTTACATACCTCATTGTGCTCGGATCGATCGCCGACGCGGACATGACGGCCGCGGTGCTGCTCGAAGAATCCGATGCGTCCGACATGACGGGCGCGGCCGCGGTCGCCGACGCCGACATGATCTCACAGACATCGGGGACCGCGCCGGAAACGGCGGCGGGCTTCAAATTCGACAGCGACGATCAAGTCCGCAAGCTCGGCTATATCGGCAACAAACGCTACACGCGGCTGACCATCACGCCGGCGGCGAACGCCAGCGCGGCATTGCTCGCCGCCGTCGCCGTGCTCGGCCATCCGAACAGCATGCCGGTCACACAGGCCGCGGCCTAATTCGGCGCCAGTCTTTGAGGGCATCATGCGGTCTGTCCGACAACGGGAAGACGACCTCCGGGGCGCCAAAACGTTCTTTGAGCCGGTCAAGGTCGTCATGGTCGCGAGCACCGGCGGGCTTCCTTACCCGCGAAGGGCTCACCACGAGAAGGTCCGCCGCGTGCGCGCGGCGGGCCACAGCGGCGGACGCGCTCGCCTTTTGGTCCATCCCGCCAGCTTGGCCATGCCGCGTCCGCCGCGATTTTTTAGAGGTTGATAAAACGCCATGCCAATGCGCGCGCCCTGGATTTGCGGCTGCGGTCACAAGATCGCCGGCGGGCAGCCCTGCCCTTGCCAGCGGAGCAATAAAATCGCGGTTGAGAAGAGCCGGCCATCCGCCCGCCGGCGTGGCTACGACGCGCAATGGGAACGGGAATCCAAGGCATTCCTGGCACAACTGGAGAACCGCTATTGCTGTTGCGGCTGCGGAAAACGCGCCGATGTGGTGCATCACCATAAATCGCACCGTGGCGATCGATCCTTATTCTGGGACCGGGCGAACTGGCGGCCAATGGCCTTTGCTTGCCATAGCGCGCACACCGCCAAACACGATGGCGGATTCGGAAACCCTACTCAGTCAAATAGGGTTTCTCAAAAACCCAATACTTTGCCCGCGCAACCTGAAGAAAGTTCCGGCAAGGAACCTTTTTGGGGCTTCGCATGAGAGGCGCACGACCGGAGCTTAAATTGATAGAAGGCGGACAACAGGATCAGCAACCCGAAAATCCGGCAAATTTGCCGCTTTTGCCGTTACCCCCGGATGATCTGCCCGCAGAGATGGTCGCCGAATGGAGTGCGATCATCGGCGATCTCAAGGAGCGTCGGCTGCTCAACGACTCAATGCTCGGCGTGGTGCGGTCCTACGTGATGGCACAATGGACCGCCACCCAAGCGGAAAAATCCATCGCCGTGCAAGGCGTGTTTGTCTCCGGGGCCGGCGGGGCGATGAAACCCAACCCGGCCACCGGCTTGCTGCGCAGCTCGCGCGACATGATCTCGCGCCTGGCCGCCGAGCTGGGGCTTACGCCGACGGCGCGGGCGCGCAAATCGCTACAGCCCGCAATCGGCCAGGCCGATCTCTTCACCAACAAGTGGGATCTGTGATCATGCAATGTGGTCCCGATTGGTTATTCGATGATTCACCAATTCCCGACCCGCTGGGCCGCGGCGAACGCGCCGTGGAGTTTTTGCAATTTCTGAAACATCCCAAGAGCCAAAAAGACGATCACGCGCTGGTTTTCGATCCCTGGCAATTGCGCATCGTGCAAAAAATCTATGGCCCGCGCCACGACGATGGCCGGAGAATTTGTCGGGTGGTCTATTTGCAAGTCGGCCGCGGCAATCGCAAAACATCGCTCGGCGCCGCACTGGCCTTGCTGCATACGTTCGGCCCGGAACGGATAGTTGGCGGGCAAATTCTCTCTGCTGGCGCCGATCGAAAACAGGCGCGCATCAGCTACGAAGAGGCCAACGGCATCATTGGTGCGACCCCGCAGCTTGCCGGCGCTGCGCGTATTCAGGATTTCAAGAACCGCATCGTCCATCGCAAGAGCGGGGCGACATATGAAGCGATCAGTTGCGACGCCGCGACCAACTATGGCCGCACGCCGATCTTCGCCCTCGTTGACGAACTTTGGGCGCACAAAAAAATCGACCTCTGGCACGCGATCCGAACCGGACTAACAAAGGTCGCCGGGTCATTGCTCGTGATCGCCACCACGGCCGGGCGCGGCTCGCATACGCCGGATTTCCCGATTTACGAATACGCCCGCAAGGTCGCCATGGGCGAGATCATCGACCCGTCATTTTTGCCGATCATTTTTGAAGCGCCACCCGATGCCGACTGGCAGGACGAAGCGGTATGGCATGCGACCAATCCAGGTCTGCAATATGGCTACCCCGATCTCGAAAGCCTGCGCCAGCTTGCGCATGAGGCGCGCGAGCGCCCGGCCGATCGTGAGGCGTTCAAGCAATTCCATCTTGGCATCCGGCAAGAACATTCCGCCTCGCCGTTCATCGATATTTCCACTTACGACGAAGGCGCTGGCCCGGTTGATCTTGAAGCACTCGCCCATGAACCCTGTTGGCTTGGCGTCGATCTGTCCTCGAATTCCGATTTGACCGTGATCGTCGCCTGTTGGCGCGACGGCGAGGACGGCTACATCGTCTGGCCTTGGTTCTTTTGCCCAGAAGACAATCTGATCGGCCGCGCCGAGCGCGATGGTGTTCCTTATCCGCTCTGGGCCTCGAATGGTTTCATCACGCCGACGCCGGGCAATGTGGTCGATTTCCGTGCGGTTGAAAATTGCATCCGCGATCTGTGCGAACGCTTTGACGTGCAAGAGATCGCCTTCGATCCGCACCTGGCGCGCAACACCATGAACGCTCTGCTGGAGGATGGTTATCCCGCCGTCGAGATGCGCCAGGGCTGGATCACCATGGCGCCGGCGGTGAAGGAATTGGAGCGCGCGATCATCGGCCGCAAGCTACGCCACGGCGGGCATCCGGTGCTGCGCTGGAATTTTGAGAACATCGCGGTCGAGATCGACAAGGCCGGCAATAAATCATTTCACAAGGGAAAATCTCGCGACAAAATCGACGGCGCGGTCGCGGCGGCCATGGCGATTGCGCGCGCTTCAGCCGGCGAGAATTCTGGCACCATTTACGACAACGCGGAAGAGCGGCCGGCGGGCCTGCTGTTTGTTTAAAGGGGATGCACATGACAGCAATAAACAGTTCGGCAAACGTATTGCGCAATGAAACAAGCGCCAACGATATTTTGCAAACCCTCATTGAAGCCGCAAAAATCGCGCCGTCAAGGCACCGGATGGTCGTTGAAGAATCGGCGGAATGCTGGTCGCGCGCGGATTTATTGAAATACGCGCATGCCGCCGCGCAGTGCGCCGATGTTCAATTATTTCAGATTGCCGAATTGACGAAGCTGATCGCCGCGCTAACGGCCGCCGCGATGGCCATGGAAAAGAATCAGACGGCGGTATTCGCCGCAGTTGAAACCGCTCTCATGGCTGCGAATGTAGCAGACAATCTTTCCGGCTTTAGCAAATTCAAAAAACGCAAAGAGATGGATCGACTGGTCCGCGATCTGCTTGACCAAATAATCCAGGCGCGGCCCGCGCCGATTGAATGGCCCAACCTCGAAAATTTCCGATAAGCACGGAGACTTGAAATGGATACGATCGACACCGCTGTTTATAAAATGAGCTACGACCCTGGCGATTCCGTCCAGAAGGTCGATCAGCTCAACACGTCTGTCGACCGCTTCGTAGGGACTTTGGAGAAATCCGTAACTGCCGAGGAAAAAGTCGATCGCGCACGGCGCACGACATCGGATGGCCTGGACCGCCTACTGGCAAAATACGATCCGCAAATTCGCGCAGTGGAAGAACTCAACCGTGTGCAGCAGCAGCTCAAGCGCTTTGAGGATGAGGGAATCGGCAGTGCCGCACAGCGGCAGACCGCGCTTGATGCCGCCACCCGATCTCTTGGGCTGCAAAGTGAAGTGCTTAAACCCGCCGCCGACGGCTGGCGCAATCTGTGGGGTTTATTGGGGCCGGCCACCGCCGCCACCAAAGAGAATGCCGCCGCCACCGGAGGGCTGGCGGAAGAACATCATCGCGCCAGCTCATCCACCGGCTGGTTCCGCGATGTGTTGCATACCATCAAGGCGCCGCTGGAAGCGGCCGGCGTCGGCGCAGGCAATCTCGGGGCCTTCAGCGTGGCGGCGCGCGTCGGCGTGCTGGGTTTGGCCGCCGCCATCGCGGGGTCGTTGGCGATCGCCGCCAGCGGCGCCGCCGAGCAAATGGAGAAGCTCAAAAACCGGCTCGACCGCACATTAGGCGGGACATCCGGCGAAGCCGGCGGCAGAGTCTTCGCGGGCTTGCAGGAGGACGCGCGCAAGACCGGCATCGAGGTCGGAATTCTCTCCGGTCTTTTGGAAGGCGCAATCCGATTGCAGCAAAGTCTGGCGGGCCAACATACTTGGAAGGAAATTTTATCACCCGATGCGGCGGTGCGGGCGAGTACGGCGGCGGCCGATCTGGGAAAGACTTTCGCTACTACACTTGCTGGAATGATGCAGCTCGAAAAGCAAGGGCAAGATGCGATTGGATCAGCCGTCGGGGCTTTCCAGAGCAGTCTCACCACCACCGGCAAACTCACCGCGGAATCCTTTGGGCAAATCTCACGCGCTTCGCCGGAGGTGGGGTTGGCGCTGGCGCGGGCGTTCAATTACCGCAACATGCAGGAATTTGAAGATGCCTTGAAAAATGGGCTGCAACCGTCAGCGCAGCGCGTCTTTAATATGATCATTGAAATGTCCCCCAAAGTCGAGGCCAGTCTCAAGAATATAACTCCCGGCGTCACGCAATCCTTCGATCAGGTCACCAATGCCTGGAAGGAATTGCTGGCCGCGCTGGGCGATACCGGCATCTGGAATACAGTCAGCGGATTTATTGAAGGGGCCACATCGGCGCTGCGCGCATTGACCAAAGCCATCGACGCCGTCAAAAGCGCGCTGCCGGAGAGAATGCAGGAGCCGGTAGCGCGCAGCGCCGGCATCGGCGCGCTCGGCGGTGGGGTGGCTGGAGCGACTGTCGGTTTTTTTAGCCCGGTTCCCGGCGGCGCGCTTATCGGCGGCGTCGGCGGCGTGCTTATCGGCGCAGGTATTGGCGCGGGTATTGGCATTGCCAACGTTCCCGCCAGCGAACAATCTTTTTCAATGCCGTCGCCATCGGAGGGTGGACTCTCTTTTCTGCAAGACAGATATAACTCTAATGTTCAAGATATTTTCGGCCCGATCGAGGATTGGGGCGGTTATGCCGCCGGCGGAATTAAAGTGGTGCCACCCGGCTACCCCAATGACAGCTTCAATGCCCGCATGAGCCTCACCTCCGGCGAGCGCTTGTTGATCGTGCCGCCGGGGAAAACTCTCAGTGACATCATCGGCGGCGGCAATGCGATCAATCTGGGCGCCTTCGCCGGCGGCGGGGATATCACGGTAGGGACTGATCAAATCAATGTAGGAGGACAAACACTTAGTATTTTGCTTGACCTATCGTCGCAGAGTTTTCTCCAGGCGATAAAAACCGCTGTCAGCAGCAGTCCGATTCAGATTGTCGGTGGACTAAGTTCCGGTCTGCCGGCATTGCAATCTGGCATGACCGATCTCACCGTGCCGGCGAATACGCTGCCGCCGTTTGCCGTGGATACCAGCCCGGCAGCCAATATTCCCGGCCTGATCGATATGCGGCTGGGGATGCTCGGGCTTTCCGTCGCCGCCATGAAGAATCTCACCGGCGATACAGCGGACGCCGGCGGTGCATCCAGTCTTGGACTGACCCGCATTGTCGGCGCCATCATCTATTCCGGCACCGACGTGATCCGGCAGATTTCATCGAGTTCCAATCTGATCGTGCAATCGGTCAATGTGGTGGCGGCGCATCTGGGAGCGATCGAGGCTGTGCAAGCGGCGGCTGAGGCAGCGCGCGCGGCGTCGGCTTCCTCCGCCGGCGCAGCATCCGCAATAGATTTATCGACAGGGTTATCATCTGGCGGAGGTGGATCTCGCGGCGGCGAGACCGCAGCCAGCCTTGCGTCGGCTGCGCAGCGGGAATATGAAGCGGCACTCAAGTACAACCAACAATTTACGCTCGCAAATGCACAGGAGGCCGCAAGACTAAAAGCTTATTACAGCATCCCAGCGAATAATCCGCAGGCGCCGACAATATCCTCCAGCGGCCTTCCCTATGCTTCAGTCGGCTCGACGTTGACAAACTATGCCGCAATCCCCGGCGTCACCGGCAATCCTAACGTCAGCCAAAATCCCGATCCCTACGGCACGAACTATGCCGCAGGGCAGGAAGCCGCCGCCGCCAGTTACGATCCATCTGTCTTCGCGGATTATACCTATGATTTTGCCAGCGGTGTAAATGCCGTTGTTCCGCCAGGGCATCCCAATGATAGTTATAAGAAGCTCATTGGATTGACCTCTGGCGAACGGCTGATTGTGCAGCCGCCAGAGGAACAAAATCAGCGCGGCGGCAAAAGTTCCGGTGGCGGCGATGTCCATCTCCACGGTGGGGTGAATATCACCATCAACGCCCAAGATGTGCAGAGTTTCATGGGAGCGGATACTCAACGCCAAATCGCTGCAACAATGACCAGGAGGCTCCATGATGCCGCGCGCTTGCGTCAGCAGTGATCTGACATGAACGAAATCATACTCAGTGAGCACGATCCGTTGGCGCTTCAAGTGCCTTCACCATTTCAACAAAACTATTTGCTATGGACTTCAATTCCTTGTGGTCCACTCGATAGCTTAGATCAAAATCAAAAAAACGCAGAAGCAAAAACAGGCTTTTTTGATCTAGACTTATTCCGACACCAACTTGAGTTACCGGAAGATCATCGTACTCTGAAGGCCCAGAGATGGGAATATTTCGGCCGCCCGTGCGTATTCTGGCTGCCTCACGAGCCATCTTCGTCAAAGTGACAATCAGATGATGCAATTCATGCTTGTATGCACGAAAGTGAAATGTGCTCCCATCCTCTCTTATCAAAGATAGTTCAATGCCGGCGCCGGTGTCGCCAATGGCGGTGTCAGATATCTTTGTGAGTTTTTGTGGGTCCATGACTCATCTCCAACTCCTGATCGGAACCGGTTTTTACCCCATAGGATGCCAGGGGGAACGCTTGGAAACGCGCCAGCGGCCATTTCTAGGGCTTCTTATGAGGGGGATTCCCTTTTGTGGCGGATGGGCCTATGATTCGTGCGCCGCGACCCGCTGGCATGAACCAACGGGCCGCGACTTGACACAACGCACTGATCAGAGCGCGTCATGCCCGAATCTATATCTAGCAAAAATTTATTCGGCTTGCCGCCTGGCCGGTGTTTTCACACACAGCCTTGGAGGGCACCATGCACATCATTGAGAATAATTCCCGACCGGCGCCAGGTGCGCAGGCGGTTGATCCAGTTCAGGTCGCAATCGATAAATACTGGAATGCAATTCAAGCGTGGCGGGTCACCGATCGCCGTGTGAAGTCTCTCCGCAAAAGACTCCCTGCGGAGTTGATGCGGCTACCTGGCGTACAGCTCGGCGTATTGCTGAAAAGAGACGCAAAAACCGGTGGAGAAATTCGCGAGCCGATCTATGCTCACAACGATTGGCAGATAGGCGAAAAAATACGCCGGGATCGCGACCACTTTCTCGCGATGTCGCCTTTGCCAAAGCGGCGCAATAACTCAAAACTGTGGCGGTCACAGGTCGCAAGTCGGCGCGCGATTAGAACACAGTTGAAAGAAAAAGAGAGCAGACTAATCGTTCAACTGGAAGCCGATCAAACCACACTTTTCGCAAAGCAGCGCGAGGCCGGGTGGCGACAAGCGATTGAAGCCGAGAGAAAAGAACACAGCCGCGTCTCCAATCTCCGGTATCGCGTGGTGTATACGAAGCCAACGACTATTGCAGGAGCCTTGGCACTCATTGAATTTATTTATGATGCTCAACGGACCTACGTGAATTCACGAATTGAAAATGCACCCTACGGTCTCGGCAATTTTTACCCGGCTCGTATTTGCCAAAATGTTACGGAGTTTTTGAAAGACATACCGAAGGATGGTGCCCGCATTTTACGATTTGCTGTCGGATCGCGAGGCGTGTCATGACCAGACTCATCAAGGCTACCAAATTACAAACGATCGAGCCGGATCAAGTGTTGATCAACAACATGACCAATGTTGTGCAGTTCAGCAATTGGGTTGATCCACCTAAGAGCAAATCTCAATACGAACTCTATCCGCTGCCATTTTTTGCAGCCGAGATTCACTCGACTTGGGCGGTCAAGCCGACTGGCGACTATTCCAAGGATTGCGAGACGGGGCGAGCATATGCCATCGCATTTTTAGAATCGTGCGACGGCACATACGGATGGTGCTCGCTGTTGCCGCAGATCGTTGCCGATATGATCCGCGCTGGGCCATGTGGAACCACCGCGAATGGCGAACCCAAGGTCAGTGGCATCGTGATCGGGTTTATGGGCGAGATTGGCAGGCATTTGCCGCGGTGAAGATAAAATCGACCCGCCGGCAGATGTAGGCGTTCAACATCTGCCGGTGGGCGATGATGGCAGTTGAGCGCGGTTGATCGTGGTTTGTCGCTTTTCTGGCCCATAGCCATAAAATTAGCTTTCGTTCCTACCCATTTTAGGTCCCAATGATTGACTTGTACCCTTTTGGGTATATATTTGCAACATGCCACGTCCGAGGAAAAATCCGGCCGATCTTTTTAGCTATGCGGAAATGGCCATTGGAGCGGGAATGTCCCGAAGGGAATTTCAACACCTTGCGGAAGCTGGCGACCTAATACCGCCGGGTCGCGGAACGAAATCGTTCAAGCGTTCTGCCGTTATCGGGGCAGCTATGGGCGCGGGCGTTCCATTGTTCAGTGCAGCGAGCTTGGCGAAAGTGATCGTCAAAGCCGAATTCAATCAAGAGGACGGCGAGGCGCCGAGCGGTCTGAATTTTCTGGCGCGGAACCTTTCATCCGAGGCGATTGATCAATTTCTCCCCTCGCAAGCGCAAGAGACGAACGACTACCATTACCACTACGCGCTCATTCGCGGGCCGGATTACCAGCGCGGAAAAGCTCTCGGTTCGGATGCACTCGTGGAGATCATCGACCGTCGCATCATTATGACTTCGAGCGTTCAATTTCCGAAATGGCAGATCGCCGGTTGGATCGAGAATTGGGGGCGCGCATCCGAGGCGGAGATCGTTCTCGCCAGCGAAAAAGTTAGCATGGAAAGCTGGCAGCACGACTTTGCAGCACTCCAAGCCGACGCCGACCGCAGCCGAAAAAATGCCGTCGCGAAGATTACCATCAATCTATCTTTGGCGATCCGAAATGCGTTTGATCGACTTAATGACTATCGAGAAAAGACTGTGCCATCCGGTTCAGATAGTAGCGAGTTGTCTTGACATCTACGTACAGCGTTTCTTGTGCGTCAGCGTTGCGTGATCAAGCGTCAAAGCAACCTATCGGGATAAATCAGGATGACCAAGATCAAACGCAAATATTTTCTGACGGGAGCCAAGGCGATCGGTGATGAACTTGGCTGCGCACCGGTTACCGTCCGCAGGATGATCAAATCGAAACGCCTCAAGGCGTTTCGCACAGGCGATCATAGTTCGCCGTGGAAAGTGTGGCTGGCCGAGATCGATCGCATCAGGGGCACAGTCCAAGAAATGGAGCCTGCCCATGAGCGCCGATGACAATGTTGTACACGTCGATATGGTCGAGAGTTTTCGTTTTCTCACGCCTGGAGACGAGCCGAATTTCGTGATCCTTCGCATCGCGACACAGGACGGCAAGACCTACAATTTCGGGCTCGATCGCGTGGACTTCACGCATGTCCAGCGTGTTTGGGCGTTCGATCTTGGCGCCCTAGACCGGGCAATTGAGAGCGGATCGCCGTACCCCGGCAAGCCGGTTGGCGCGCCGGATAGGAAGGCAAGTTGACGTGACCGACCTCCTTACACCCCGCGAGGCCGCCGGAAAATTGCGGTGTTCCCGCAAAACGCTAAATGCGATCGTTCATTCCGGTGCGCTGCGCTACATCATTATTGGGTGCGGGACCAAACGCCCTCGCCGCATGTTCACTGCTGCCAATCTTGCCGAGTACATTGAGCGTCAAACCCGAAGAGATGATCCATGTCTGTCTATAAACCCAAAAACTCACCGTTCTACCACTACGATTTTGAATGGCGAGGTCATCGCTTTTTCGGCTCTACGAAACAAACGAACAGGCGCGAAGCCGAGGCGATAGAGCGGGCGGAACGCGAGCGTGCAAAGCAGCGGTCGGCACAGTCGAAAGCTGCCTCAACATCGCTGCAACTTGACGATGTTGCCGGCCGCTACTGGACGGAAAAAGGTCAACACCATGCCGGCGCCGATAATACTTGGCGCGACGTGGCGCGCCTTGTGGACTATTTCGGAGCGACCAAGTTGCTTACTGAGATCAACGATGATGGCGTGGCGCGCTTGGTGGCATGGCGACGCGGGCATCGCGTCATCCGCAGCAAGAAAAGCAAGCCCACGGATTGCCCGCTCATTTCGAATGCGACCGTCAACCGCTCCACAATTGAGCCGCTGAAAAAGTTGTTTACGCGAGCAAAGACGGCCTGGGGCGTCAAATTCGATCATGAGCCGAACTGGCGCGCGCATGTCCTGCCAGAGCCGCAAGAGCGCGTTCGCGAACTTGTCGGCGACGAAGGCGAACGCCTCGAAACTGCGACCCGCGCCGATTATGAGCCGTTTTTCACCTTTGCCCGCGCGTCGGGCCTGAGGCTCCGGGAGTGTCTTTTGCGTTGGCCCGAGGTCAATTGGTCAACTCAGAGAATCCAGAAGCTCGGCAAGGGCGGCAAGCTCGTCACCGTTCCTATTACAGCAACGATCCGCTCAATCCTCTGGCCGCTGCAAGGGCACGACGCCGAGCATGTGTTCACCTACATCGCCATGCGGACGCGCGGCGGGCGCGTGAAGGGGCATCGCTATCCCCTCACCTATTCGGGGGTAAAGATCGCTTGGCGACGGCTGCGCAAGCGCGCTGGCGTCACCGGCTTCCGATTCCATGATTTCCGGCACGACCTGGCGACCAAGCTATTGCGCAAGACCGGCAACCTCAAGCTGGTGCAACGCGCACTCAACCATGCCGATCTAAAAACAACATTGCGCTACGCGCATGTGCAGGATGAAGAGGTCGCCGCCGCGCTTGAACAAGAACAAGTCACACAGTCCCGAAATAAATCCCGAACCGCATCCCAAAAGGCAAGCTAAGAGAAGGAAAACAATGACAAATAACCAGCCACGCGCCGAATTCTGGGGGACTGGGGGTCGGAGGTTCAAATCCTCTCGCTCCGACCATTTTACCCCTGAAAATCAAGCTCTTTCGCACACCGCGCCGCAAGCCGCTGACG